AGGCAAAGATTACGAAAGCATCCGACTACCTTTCCTCGGTCAAACACTATTTACAATACAAGAAGTCTAAAGGAGAACACTAATGGCGACTGTTTACGAAATTATACAAGGCTTGTCACAGGCCGCAGCTAATGCATACGACGGAGCTTTAAACGAAGACGGAGAAGCACTCGAAGCAGGGCTTAAAAGAGAAGAAGGTCGACCACTTATTGACAAGAGAGTCATGGACGGATTCAACGTTAGTTTTTATGGCAACATGATGTGCCTCGGTTATCACTCTGAGCTACAGCTTAAAGAAGTTTATACTAATGGATTTGAGTCTGAAGTAGAGCAGCAGCTTACTGATATTGCTTCCTTTTTAAAGAAAGAATACAAGAAAATTACCGGAAAATCTGTAACCCTAACTCCTCAAGGCGAATCTGACATTTTTGTTGAAAACTCTTCAAGAATTCGTACATGGGTTACAGCCAAGATGCACTATAAGATTGGCGGAATTAAAGAAGCAGAGGCCACTAATGAACCATCCTCAGATACAATGGATGATAAGTTCAGAAAATTTCTTGAACAAGGTGGTTGGAACGGTAAAGGCGGCTCACGCCCAGACAACGATACTCGCCCTAAAAATTCAGGAGAGTAGAAATGGAACTTTCTCGCAATGATATCTATAGGATCATTATAGAAGAGTACATTAAAGAAGAAGGTCTTGTTGAAAGGCAAGACATTGAAGATCTTCTTAAATCTATAATGGGCTCCGAAAAGTATTGCGAAAGATTCCCTGAAAAATGCCAACCACCTGAAGATGGACGTGGTGGCGATACCGCTTCAATGCCGAAGCCAATGAAGCCCAAACCATTGTCAAGCTTAGACACAATGCCATTTGGACCTTCGGATATCCCGTCAGATGACGCGCCAGAGCGCCATGTGAGTGGCTTCCAAGATCGCGCAGGTCCCGATGATGAGCCTAGTGGTGATGTTGAATCGCGCATCGTTAACTTACTTGCACAATTAGAGCCAGAAGAAGCAGTAAAGATTATTAACAATATTGTCTTTCAAAATTATCCACAGTATATGCCAGCAGCACCAGACGAAGAAGGTCCCGATCCTGATCGCCCAGTTATACTCTCGCCCGGAGATCCCCGCAGGAAGGCGATTAGAGAAATGATTCTTAAAATTCTGAGAGAGCATGGCATTTAAACTTACCAAGAAAGAAATATTAAAAGAAGTAGTTAAGTGCGGAAAAGATCCGTCGTACTTTCTTAAGACGTATGCCCGTATATCTCACCCGATGCACGGGTTGATTCTTTTCAATACCTTTGATTATCAAGATGATTTATTAGACGACTTTAACGACTATCGATTCAATGTGATCAACAAAGGGCGTCAGCTTGGCATCTCTACCTTGACCGCTGGCTATATTGTGTGGATGATGTTGTTCCATCGTGACAAATCGATTCTTGTTATGGCAACCAAGTTTGAGACTGCTGGAAACCTTGTTAGAAAAGTTAAGAGCATCATGAAAAACCTTCCAGACTGGATTCGGATTGCTTCTATATCTACTGATAATAGAACATCTTTTGAGTTGTCTAACGGCTCCACAATTAAGGCTGCATCCACATCTGGTGACGCTGGACGTTCAGAAGCACTGTCACTGTTGGTGCTCGATGAGGCCGCCCACATTGATGGACTTGAAGACTTGTGGACCGGTTTGTATCCCACACTGTCAACCGGTGGTCGCTGTATTGCAATCTCAACGCCCAATGGTGTCGGTAACTGGTTTCATAAAACGTGTGTGGGCGCTGAAACCAAAGAAAATAACTTCAAACTAACAACGTTAATGTGGGACGTCCACCCTGAACGTGACGAAGAGTGGTTCAAAAAAGAAACGCGCAACATGTCACGCCGACAAATCGCTCAAGAGCTTGAGTGCAACTTCAATACTTCCGGTGAAACTGTGATTGATCCTGACGCATTAGAGTGGATATCTTCAAACATCGCAGAACCAAAATACAGAACAGCTTTTGACAGAAACTTTTGGATTTGGGAAGAATTTGATCCATCGCATTCCTATCTTTTGGTAGCGGACGTTGCAAGGGGTGACGGTGCTGACTATTCTACATTTCATATTATAAAATTAGAGACATTACAGGTAGTTGGAGAATATCAAGGCAAACCCACACCTGATCTTTTTGCCAATATGTTGAATCAAATTGGGCGTGAGTTTGGCAACTCTATGGTTGTCATTGAAAATAACAGTATTGGCTATACTGTATTGGATAAATTGGTGGACTACGGCTACCCCAACATTTACTATTCAGTTAAGTCCACACACGAATACATCGAGCAGCATATGGCTGAACACAGAACGTCTGCGGTCGCTGGTTTTACAACATCATCCAAGACTCGACCTTTGGTTGTTGCTAAATTGGAAGAGTTTATAAGAAACAAACTAATTACTACATATTCATCCCGATTGGCAAATGAGTTGAGAACATTTATTTGGACAAACGGAAAACCACAAGCACTAAAAGGATACAACGATGATTTAGTTATGGCACTTGCGATTGCTTGCTGGGTTAGGGACACTGCTTTGCAAACAAATCAGAGAGATTTAAACTACAAGAAAGCTTTTGTTGATGCTATAATAACAACTCGTACAACATTCGATACAACAGTTCAAGGACAAACCGGATACAAACAAGATAGCGTATTAGATAAGATGTCGGATGCAGAAAGTCTATACGATCAATATAAATGGATTATAAAGTGAGAAAATAAATGGCACCTAAAAACCCAAAACAAGGAAAAAACCCAGCAAATAATCAATCAACATTGTTTAAGTCTTTGACGAGGCTTTTTTCTGGTCCAATTGTAAACTACCGCTCTCAATCAGGACGCAGGATTAGGCGCCAACACTTAGACAAGTTCTCTGCACGTTTTAAGTCTGCGTCAGGGCAACAATTTAAAAAACAAACATACAATCCCTTAGATACGATCGCAGCAAATGCAATCGGCAACCAGCAAAGAGGTGAGAGATATGTTGATTTTGACCAGATGGAGTACATGCCGGAAATTGCCTCTTCATTAGATATTTATGCAGATGAAATGACAACGTTTTCTGCATTGCGTCCCATGTTGAATATTAAGTGCTCAAATGAAGAAATAAAAGCGGTCCTTGAAACACTATACCACAATGTGTTAAACTTAGAATACAACTTGTTTGGCTGGTGTCGCACTTTATGTAAGTATGGCGACTTTATGCTGTACCTCGACATCGATGAAAAGTTGGGTATTCAGTCTACTATAGCGCTCCCGTTACAAGAAGTTGAGCGACTTGAAGGATTAGACACCACAAACCCGAATTATATACAATATCAGTGGAATTCTGCTGGAATGACATTTGAAAACTGGCAAGTCGCCCACTTTCGTGTTCTCGGAAACGACAAATACTCGCCGTACGGCACATCTGTCTTAGAACCCGCCCGTCGCATATGGAGACAACTAACCTTAGCAGAAGATGCTATGATGGCTTATAGAGTAGTTCGTTCTTCTGAGCGTCGAGTATTTAAGATTGATGTCGGCGCAATCCCACCACAAGATGTTGAACAATACATGCAGAAGATTGTAACCCAGCTTAAGCGCCACTCAATTGTTAACAAGGATACAGGTCGCGTCGACTTAAGATACAATCCGCTTTCAATTGAAGAAGACTATTACATCCCTGTACGCCAAGGATCGGCTACGGATATTGTTAATTTGGCCGGTGGCTCGAATACTACTGAGATTGACGATATTAAATATTTGCGTGATAAACTCTTCTCCGCATTAAAGATTCCTCAGTCATACTTGTCCATGGGCGAAGGTGCCACAGAAGATAAGACCACCTTGGCACAAAAAGATATTCGCTTTGCGCGCACAGTACAAAGACTACAAAGGACAGTTATACATGAACTCGAAAAAATTGGCATTATCCATCTTTATACTCTTGGTTTCCGTGGAGATGATCTTATTAATTTCAAATTGGCTCTAAACAATCCATCAAAGATTGCTGAACTCCAAGAACTCGAACACTGGAAGAACAAATTTGACATTGCTGGCTCTGCTACGGAAGGTTATTTCTCTCGTCGCTGGGTTTCTGAGCATATCTTTAACTTATCTCACGAAGATTTCGTACGCTGCCAGCGCGAAATGTATTACGATCGCAAGCAAGATGCTGCACTTCAAGCTGTGGCCGAGGCTCAAGCAGGCGAAGCCGGCGGACTCGGGGGCGGACTCGGAGGTGACTTAGGTGGCGCCTTGGGTGGCGACCTCGGAGGCGATGAAGGTGGTCTTGATCTTAGTGGTGAAGGCGGCGAAGAAGGTGCACCGCCTGAAGGCGAAGAATCTGCGTTGCTCGCTGCCCCACCGGGAACCAGAAACACTCCACGTTTGACTCCCGGTTCGAGAGGTAAAGTTTATTACCCACAACGTACAGATTCAAGACCCGCTGGGGCCCGTAGTCGGCACCTGTCGAGTATTGGAACCCCCGAAATGAACACGGTGAGAACCAACAATTTGGGATATTCAGGGCTCCAATCGCTTGGTCGCGGGATCACTGAAAGTGTTTATGACGAAAAAGAGCCTATTTATTCATTGAGAGAACAAAAGGAAGAAATTAGAATGTTAGAGATCAACAGGTCGATAACAAATCTTCTAGAAGATCTTGAACACAAAAAAGAGAAAGTAACGGAGCAAAAAGATGAAAGCTAAACACAACAAAAAACGCAACACTGCGTTTGTTTACGAGGCTTTAATTAAAGAAGCAACATATGCTATTTTGAAAAATGATGAAGAAAGAAGTCACAAGGTTGTAAGTGTTATTAAGAAGCATTTTACCGCTGATTCGTTTCTTAAAAAAGACTTAGAATGTTATCGTTCTCTTTATGAAAATCAAGGTATTGACAAAGAAACTAGTGAAAAGATTCTAAGAGAATCAGCATTAGCTAAGCGTATGATTGATCCGGACGGATTGTTTGGTGAACAATCAGCCATGATTGGCGACGTCAACAAAACAATCTCCCCTTCGGTGTTTAACAACTTTGTACCAAATTATAAAACATTGGCTACAATTAGCAAGATGTTCAACACAAATTCTCCAAAAGAAAAAGTTATTTTAGAAAGCAGAATTGTTGAAAATATGAGCAACACCATAGAAGAATCCCAAGTTAGCTACGATATTGATGATGTGGTGTATGCTACTTTTGTACAAAAATTTAATGAAAAATATAGCGACGTACTGTTAAGCGAACAAAAAGAACTTTTAACAAGATATATCTCATCATTTGCCGATAATTCACTTGAACTCAAGCTGTATTTAAATGAAGAAATCGGCCGCCTCAAATTAAAATTTC